CTGTAAGACTTGTAGGACGTTTGTGGCGATGTCTTCTCTATTGCTCATTCATTACCTCTTTAGTCGGAGGAATGAAGTAGGTGCCTTTTCTGTATCTGATACATTGCCCGAAGAGTCATGGTCATACTCTACACCATCACGCAATACAAGATCTAACTCCCTTTCATATTCCTTGCGATAGAACTCCATCTTTCTTTCGAATAGATCTTGTTCCGCATCCATTTTTGTAAGTTTTGTGTAAACATGAAAACCCAAACATTGATACACTGCCGCACGTGTCAATTGACTTGCGTTGTACATATCCTCGTCTGGTTCGATAGTTCCTGATGCTAAGAATTTAAGATCATACAAACCTATCTGTTGTGTGGGCCACCAACGTATGCGAAGATCTCTAAACACATCATTCTGTGCCTTACTTATCTCCTCATCGAAGTCAGCGATTCCGTAATTTAAAATATCTGGTTCGTATTCTTGAATATCTGCAATAGTTAATAGTGTTGGCATTTGGGGTACTTCCCTCCTATAATTTTTTTATCAAGTTCTGCTTGATGTTGTATTTATACCGCAGTCAAAAGAAAAGGGCGAAACAAGTCCGCCCTTCTCTATATATGAGCACAAAAAGTATAAACTTAATGTACGAATATTTATGATTACAGGTTTGCGTCCGCTATAATACCGACTCCGTATTCGTCGAATATTTCAGCAACGCCGTATGCCATAGAACCTACGATCTCGTCCGCTCTTGCTGAAGCGTCTCTTTGATTTTCAACTCTTAGGTTACGTTTTACCATGTATCCTAATGCATCACCGTGGAATGCCGCACCTACGAATGCACCTGCTGAGTCACCAGTAATAACTGTTGATTCAAAAATTTGCATTCCTGCAAGTGTTCCAACAAATCCAGTTCTTAATGCTTCATTACCTAATTCTGATAGAGAATGAGAGATTGTTGAACCAGCGTTTGTTAACAATTTCTTGATTTGGAACGCTTGTTTTGGGTGTAACACACAGTATAATGGTCCACTAGGAACTTTGTTAGTTCTTAATGTTGCCGCCGCTTTGAAAAGATCTTCTACTGAGATCTCCGCCGCGCCTGATCCTACAGTGTTTGAAAACCCTGAGAATAAAGCGGCAATATCTGTGTCAACCTTTTCTGCTAATGCAGAACCGATTTGTCTTCCAACTGCTGAAGCAACATCTTCCGATGCTGATTCTTTCATTAGGTCAGTTAACGTTACCATTACACCTTTTTCAGACGCTGTTATCGTTTTGTTTGTAGTTAAATCGAATGCCGCGTTTGTAAGGTCTACACCATCACCTGGTGTTGATACCGCTACTGTTGGATATATCGGAACTTGGGCAGTTAAACCTGGAGTGCCTGACATATCATAGTTTTTAATTAAGGGACGCATGATAGAAGTTTCGTTAAGTGTAAACTCTCCTGCTTGGACCACGTTTGAGAAAAACGCTGTTCCTATCCCTGTATCTACTGCGTTAGTAATCGCCATAGTACTTCTCCTTTATGTTTAAACATTAATGCCGCGTGATTTCATAATCTCGCGATACCTAGCACGATGCTCAGGTATATTCATGTTTAGTTTTGTTATGTCGTCATTGGCCAACTGTTCTTTAGTAGCATCACCTTTACCAGTGCCTGAACCTTGTGGTCCCGCACTAACAAAATGTGGATTACTTGCAAGAAACTCCTTTACCAAGTCTTTAACTTGTATTGGATCACCTTTGTCATTATAACGCACTTGACCCGTTTTTTGATCGATCACATCCACAGTACCCGCTTCGTTCAGTTTCAATTGCCCTTTAAGCAACATACTGACTTGATTAGGATTTATTGCTTTGGCATTAGATGCCTCCGACAATAATTGTCCGTCTATCTTAATAGAAGTCAATTCTGTCTGATATTGTTGGATCTTAGCATTAAATTTGTCCGCTTGTTCTTTCACAAGTTTATCAAACTCGCCTCTCTTCTCCAACTCAGTTTGCCTTGCCTTCTCTTCTGCTTCGACCAACTTGTTGTAGTGATCAACGTCTATGCCTTTGTACTTTTTCTCGTACTTGGCACGTTCCCTCGCCACCCTATCAGCAACAATCTTGTCCAGATCGCCCTGTGTAAAATTTTGAGTAGTAGTAGTTTCTTCTTGAACCGTTGTGGTTGCCTGCTCTTTAACTTCAGGTGCAGTGTCCTGAGATTTTACCGCTTCATTTTCTGCGTTCATTATTTTCCTCCATTTAATGAGTTGAGTGTACTCCCTGCCCTCTGTGGCAGTACTACTGTTATTTATTACTATCTTCTTCTTTTGCCTCTTGTGCCGCCTCTACTGCCGCCTCTCATGCCTTTTTTCTTTTTATCTTTCTTTTTTCCACGTGTCATGGTACTGCTCCTATAATTTTGTGCCTGATCTCCAAGCACGTATGCTCCAGAATGCAGGACTTAAATTTTTCTGTCCACGCACCTGTTTTAGTACGCCACCCATACGAGCAAGGAATGATCGTTGTCTCGCAGGATTGCTTCTTTTGATGCTCATGGTGGGATCACCAAATCGCACCTTGTTCACGTTGCCTGTGCTTTTGTTTTTCACAAACACCGCAAATTTTTTTGATTGTCCTGGTGTTCTAAAAGGTTTGTTAAGTGTAACTTTTCTACCTTGATATTTTGCCATTAGACACCCACTATCCAGTTCCAAATTTTCTTAAACCATTGTTTTATCTTTGTCATAGTTCTCCCTCACTAGTTGTGCAATCTCTCCTGGTTCGATTGACTCCATTGCTTGTTCACAATATTGACAAGCACCTTTTGGAACATCACAACCCAAACCATCTGTGTTGCAGTGTGTTTTACGTGTAATATTTATTTGTCCTTCGTAACCTGTTCTAAGGGGACTTTGATGACTGCCATACAACACAATGCAAGGCACACCCATTTGTCCTGCGGCATGATGCAATCCACCTTCTGTGGTTACAACCAGTTTTGCATATTTTACCATTATCATTGCTTCACGCACATTGTTTGTAGGAATGTTTGTGAGGTTAGTAAAATTTACTTGTCCATTGGTGTTGCGTATAAATGCATCATTGGGTTTGGCACGCAACAATGTGTAGTCTTGTAAAAGGTCAACAACTTCTTGCCATTTGAAATATTTTTTATTGTCTGCGAAAATACTTTTCTTTGCATCTGGATTTATTAAAACATAATCACCATATTTTTGTACATTCAATTTGTAAAACATTTCTTCCATGTCTGTAAAATCATAAGGTGCACGTTTAGGTGTGTATGGTGTTTTGTTGTGATACCAACGTTTGTTATTTTTAGGATGTGTTTCGAATCCAACGCCATTGTCAAAGTCTAACCAGGGTGTGTTCTTCCAAACATCTTTTAGAAAACTGCCATATTGGTTTGACTCTTTCCTGTAAGGTCTTTGTTTCTTGCCGGTGCGTTTGTATTCGTGGTATGCTTCCGCACGCCACATCATGTCGTCGCCTATTCCCATTAACGTTTTCTTCTTCTTAAATCTGTATCGTGTTTTCTGGAACCTCTGATAAAACTGTTTACTCTTCCCATTGCCCATTGTGCCATGCCCACACCTGGTCTGGATCCTGCTCCAAGGAATGCACCTTGACCTCTTCTGTAAACTTTTACCAATGTGCTGTATGCAATACCACTCTTCCTTGCTTTGCTTTGCAAGTTGGTACGTGTTGCTGTGTTCAATGCTTTTCTAGTTTTTTTTGCCAAGACGTACTCTCCTATTAATGAGACTTTGTGGTATCCTCTGTCCTGCTTTTGCCATTCTGCTTATACGTTTTATTAATCTTGCTAACTCTTGTCTTCTACCGCCTTTTACGCCGGATAGATATTTTTTAGGTATTGCTGTTTTTTTATCCTTAGGAACCCTGCGTCTCTTCACCATTGTTATCTCCAAAAAATTTGTTTATCTCAGGATGTATATCTAATATCTGTTCATTAGTATATCCTTCGCTTATCATATCTCTCATGTGCTGTATCATGTCAGGTGCATTCTCCATTGGTGGATGAGGCATATCAAGTTTCAGTGGTGTAGTTGTTGGTGCAGGAGTATCAGGCGTGTCCTGTTGCTCTGGTATATCCATTGCTTCGTCTTCCATAATTGTTCTGTATAATTTTTTGTCAATCTCATCATTTATAAATGGATTTCCTATGTTTGATTCTTTTGCCATTTTTAATAAACTAATATCGTTTGCTCTGTCCTGTATAGAAAATGATCTTGGATATTCTACAATACCATCGAACGCTGTGCCTTCATACAAAGCATACAATCTCCATATCTGTTCTTCCGCGTGTTCTAATTGTGAGGCAAAAGTTGCCAACCTACTTGACAGTTGTGAAAATTCAGATGATATTGCAACACCAGATAATCTTCTAGACTCTGGTGAACGTATGCCGCCTAAATGGTTTGTTCTGTCTATGGATTCAACTTTTTTCTCTATTGCTTTTAATACACTGTCAATGTTTGAACCATTTGGTTGCAATAAAAATGGTTTTAAATTAGGATCTAAATTTTGAGGCATTTGTATAATTGAACCTGCACCCGCTGATGCTTCTGTGTCAGCAGTCTTAACAAGACTTGGGTGATTGGATAATCTTACAATTTGTTCTATCTCAGAATGAAATTCGTATATCTCCTTTTGGATGTCCGATGTGTCCCCGAGGGGTGAAATTCCAATTCCTCTTACTTGTGAACGTTTTGCGTAAACACAAATTGCAGGAACTTTGCCCAATTGGTTTGGCATAGTTTCCACATATTCACCGTGTCTGTCCTTGCCTGATATTTTGTATATGTTTATTTCAGTGGGTGTGTACTCCCTAATAAATTGTGTGTCCTGTATTATTTCTTCTTTTACTTTAAGATATGTTAATTCATAGAAACCGTTTGGACCTCTAGTGTATTCCCAATCTAACACATCTAGAGGATGAAACAATGAAACATATGGTCTCACGCTTTGTTGAAGTTCTTCCGCACGTGTCATTGCATTTGTGTTGACTTTGTCAACAATTACCCAAACATTGCCATACACTTGACTCCATGTGGCAACGTCCATTAAAAATTGTTTGTATGATCTGCCATCTAGATCTGCATCATCCATGAATGGACCAACAGTTGGATCTGTCTCTAAGTTGCCTAAATTTCTTACAGGATCTTTTTTGAATAAAAATGAATTGTATATGTCCACAACACTTTTTACATGATTGTCCAATCCTACCTGTCTCAATCTTTTTTCATAGTCATCTCTTGATTCGTAGTAGTATGGTTCTAAATATCTACCATGGAAATATTCAAAACCTCCGTTGTATGAATCCTGTAAAAACTGCCATCTGTTGGCGTATAATTTGTATGCTTCGTGAGAAGACACAATGTAACTTGCATAGTTTCTTGCATCACCTTTTATAAGTCTATCTCTAATAACTGGCATTATCTAACACTCCCTGAAAAACCCCATCTCAAAGGTTGTTTGTTTGTTGTTTCTTTTTTGACAGGATATAGATAATCTGTAAGATAACCTACTGCGTCTGCCATGTGTTCATCTCCTGAATGTTCGATAACACTTGAATTTGGTTTGTATTGCAGTCTTTCCAAACTTTTTATAATTTGTTTACACTTTGGATCTATGAACATTGAAAATATACCATTTGCATTCTTTAACTTACTATTTACTGCATTTACCCTATCACGTATCGGTGGATTGGATAATTTGTAGTTCACTCTAAATCCTGCGTTTTGTAAAATTGATATATCTGTTCTACCACCTGCAGATGTTTTTCTCTGTCTACCTGCGGCATCTGGATACATTGTTATCCTGCTGTTTGGATATCTGTTTTTTATTTCTGTCACAATGTCGTCTGTGTTTGAACCTTGTAAATTTATTTCGTCAATGAAATAAATGCAATTATTTTGTATAACACTGATTGCTACACTCATTGGATCATAGTTGAAGTCTATTCCACAATGTAAATTTGTTGTGTCAAAATTTGTTATTGGAGTCACGTGTTTGTCTCTGTCAAAATTGTAATGCACTGTGCCTGCATATGTGTTGAACGTTGCTAGATATTCCTGTTTGAAAGTTCTTTCATCAAGATCTCTTTTTGCTTCTTCAATTTCTTTTTCATCAACTTGTCCGCCGTCGATTGTTGTGTATGTAAATGCCGACCAATCTTTTGTGTCTTTTGCCATTGTGTACATCTCGTGACTGAATGATCCTACACCCCTTGGTGTGCCTATAAACATTGCTTTACCTTTTGTGTCAGATAAAGATGGTCTCAACACAGCAGTCCAAAGTTCTGGATCCAAGTCTTGGTACTCATCTAAGATTATTAGGTGGTAAGAATTTCCTCTCAGTGCATCCTTGTTTTCTGCACCTTTTAAATAAATTTTAGATCCGGACTTTAATTTTATTGTAAGTTCTGCTTCATTGGTTTGTGACACCCAACGCAGTTCTTTTAATTTTGCTTTTAATTTTTCCCAAGCAATCGATTTCGCCATTCTATAACTAGGTGCTACGTATAGCACTTCTTGATTTTGTTTTGCGGCGTGTTTAGCAAGTTCTCTCATAGCACAATAAGTTTTTCCAAAGCGTATTCAACGACGCCCCGTCACAGCAACTCTAAATCTTGATTCTGAATCACAGATTGTTTTTTGTGCTGTTGACAAGGGCATCTCCAAATCTCCTATTCGTCGCTCCAAGGTAAAGGTGTTTGGTTTGATTTGTCTTCAGGTATATCTTTCTGACCAAGATATTGTTTGCCTAGGAATATTTGCATTCTCGTATCACCGTTGATTGCTTTATCCCACTGTGCTCTCCTTAGACTTTTCTTACCAGCGTCTTTGCCTTTTTCGATTATTTTTCCAAAATGTTTTCTTAAATGTGTGATAGAACAGTCAACCACATGGGCGATCTCTTCGTGTGTACACTGAATACACGCCAATCTATAAACTTGTTCTTTGTCTATCTTTTTCATTATGCTTGTCTTTCTACCACTTTAATTCTAATGTTTCTACTGTCTTGCAATGCGTTAGAGGTAACGATTTTGTATTCTACATTGTACACGTTGCCTGCCGTGCCTGCACTCAAAGTTGCAGTCACCACATCGCTGTTTATTGCTTGTGAATCTTTTGCTAATGGAGATGCATCTCCTGATATTGTTTGCACAGTGATTGTTGCACTTGCAACACTGTCTCCAGATGGCATCCAATTGCTGAAATCTAAACTGTAATCTAATATTGCAAAAGGATCCTTCTCTATGAACGCTCCTACCCTGTCCTGTTTGTATCCTGTGAGTGTTGCCATTATCCTGATCTCCTATCTATCAATCCTGGGTCGTCTACCAATGTTAGGTGTTGCACCTGTAAAGTTCTTGTTTCAGAATCGATAATTTTCGTTCGTGTTTCTCTTTGTATGATATTTATACGCGACTCCGGTTGTACCTTGAGTGTCCTAAATGGATCTATGGCAAATTCCGTTGCTGTTGATACTGTAACTGTTGAACCAGTTATGGTCGCTGTGGCAACTTTTACAATAATTCCATTTGCATCTACGGCATATTGACTTGCCAATGATGCCTCTGCACTGTTTCTAATTGTTGCATTTACAGTGGTTACTGTTGGTGCTGTAATAGTAATTGGATCTATCAATAGACCTTCTTGTGCATCTGTAGTTACTGTGGTCGCAATATTAATTGGAATATTTGCACTTAGATTGAATGTGACACCTGCACTTGTGGTTACACTTGTGCCAACTGTGATATTGGATTCAGGAGGTGCAATCCTATTTCCTGTCGCTGAGGTTGTTGTTGCTATGGCAATGGATATTGCATCTGCAATTGAACCTGTGATTGCAGAACTTGTTACTGTGGTTGTGGTTGCACTGCTACTGCTACCTTGTCTTTGGACAGTTGCCGCTGATGTAACGGATATCGTACTGCCTGGTATTGTGTTGTCACCAGGTCTCTGTGCTGTTGCTGAAACTGTGAATGTTGCCGCACCAGATATGGTTACAGCAGATACGTTTGCCTGTTTAGTTG